CGCTCGGCCATTGGTAAGCGAGCTTACCATGGCTCTCGCTTAATCGCAGCCTTCATCTGTTTGATGTAGTTCTCTCCGAGCAGCTGAAGATTTTCTATTGACGAGTACTCCTTATAATATACGGCTACAGAGCGCATCTTGTTCAGATCTTTGTCTAAGCGGCGAAGATGAGTGCGGAGATAATCAGGTATTTTCTCCCCACGCTTCTTGTAGTCACGGACGCGCTCTTTTGTTTTCCATATCTCATAGATAGTGCCTTTGATAGTATCTATAAGTTCAACGTCCATCTTCTCACGATAATGGAGGAACCACGAACCCTTCTGCGTTTGTGGCATATCGGAGAGAATCATCATCGAGTGGTTGAATGAGTGCTTGCCGAAGTACGACTTGATGCCGCCATTAGCAGGCAGTGTTTCATCCTTCAGTTTGTTGTAATCTATGAACTTCGCTTCATCGACGAGCACCCATGAGAGCGTAAGAGAGTTGGAAGAGCCGGGGCGGTTTTGTGAAATGAGGATTGCACAAGAACCATTGTAGAAGGTGATGACATGCTCGTATTCGGCAGGCTCTATGATTGGTTTGCCGAAAGACTTTGGCGGACGGCGACCAATAACATAGTGGATGCCACGGATATATCCCCATCGGTTGACTTTCGTCGAGCCTGCTACCGCTCGGCCATTGGTAAGCGAGCTTACCATGGCTCTCGCTTAATCGCAGCCTTCCACGCTGCGAGGAGTCCGGGGATAGTGTTCGTCAGACCATGCTTAAAGGTAGGCACAACGATGCCGCCCGTTGATCCGGGCATTCGTTGCATATTGCGCAGAACGAAAGGCGAAGCAATAGAGTCCGTCTTACCCGTACGACGACCGGCAACGATGACTGTAGTGTTGGCACCGATGAGCTGCGTGAGGCGCTGGGGGGTGTTAAAGTATATCTCCTTCTTTCCGCAGCTAAAGCTTCGGACACGAGGGCTGGTGTTGTTGTTCTTGTTCTTCTTCATCTTTCTTGTTCTTCTTCATCGTCTTCATCATCAGAGAAGAGTTCGTCCTCTTCAAGGTCAATCTCTTCGAATTCCACATCCTCTATATCTATTGTTTCCTTACGATACTTGTCTATCATGAAGGCAATCTTATCTTCAATATTAGGTATAGGCTTTATGCCTAAGATTGTTGGGTCTGCCGTAGCAGTAAACGGCTGCACAACAATAAGTTCATACGGAACAGCCTGCTCATCTTCAAGGTCAACACGGTTGTATTTGGCGTATGATGTAGCGGCACGTTCCATTGTCTTAGTGTCCTTGCGTTTCTTTGCCATAGCGTATGTTTCGAGAATCATCTCGTTGTACCGCCAGCGGTGGAAGTCACGAGATGCGGAAGATAGCTGTGGCAGAAGAGTTTTGATGATAGCAAGGTCAGAGTATGCTGCCGCCTTGGATATGGAATAGCGGTCCATGGCGGTCTCGACGAATAGTCTGTCCTTGCTGTCTGGATTGCCAATGAACCAAGCATACATGTCCCGAAGTCTTAGTAATCTGTTTACTGTGATTTCGGGATAATTATTGCGTAGTTCTTCTTCCGATGTGAAAAGATCTATGCGAGCGATATCTAATGTTGCTGGGATTGGCATTTCTTTTTTCTCGCAGCTGAAGCTACGAGCACTGGGCTTATGTTGTTTTCAAAGCAAACTATTCGTCGTCCTCCATATCCATAAGATTCTGTTGCACTGTGGCAAGAGCAAGTGGTGATCCCACCATTGCGAGCTGCATCTCTTGTGTGCGCAGCTTCACCTTTGAAGCAGCCTTGCCGCGTCGGTAAGCAATGGATATAGGAGATTCCGACTTCTGTATTTCGAGTCTCAAATCCTCAGGATAAATGCCGAGGATTGTGGCGATGTCCGTCACCGGAAGGTAGATGGTAGCCATCTTTTCAAGTTGTTCGAGTTGTTCTTCGTTGAGTGTCATGGAGGGATGATTTTCCGAAGCTGAAGCTACGGACACGGGGGCTTTTGAGTTTGTGACAAAATGCCTCTGAAAGTCGGCACTTTTTTAACATCTTTTAGGATTAAATTTGCACTTTTTGTTCAAAAAGCTCTTTGAGAGGCACAGAATGACTTTTTATAACATCATTCACTTGTAGGAAAAGAGTGTCGAAGATTTCCTTGTCTGTAGAGATGAAAGCGGACTCGTGGCGGTTGCCTCGGGTAAGATTTTGTGAGGTTACTACCGAAACAACATCTCCGCTTTCAGCTTTCACAAGAAGAATCTTAGAATGATTGTCGGCGAGATAGGTATGCTCGATAACCTGTGTTATGAATGCCCAAAGTTTCAGCGTCTTGTTCGTAGCCTTATGGTCGAGAACAAGATTGAAACGAGAGACATTCCCTTCTTTCTCTATGAAGAACAGTCTTCGAAGAAACTCTTCGGAAATGGAGAAAGAAGTCTGCCACACTTCCGATCTGCCGACTTGCGAAAGAATCCATTCCAGGACATCAGCCACCTGAATAGCATTTGAGAGATAAGCCTGCGAAGGTTTATCTCTCAATGGCTTAAGAATGTCCGCTATGGATAGATTTCGTTTCATTCTTTAGAGTCCTTTTCCGCAGCTGAAGCTACGGACACGGTGGCTTTCTTGGATTTAGCCTTAGTCTTTGATTCAGACGCTGAAGCATCTGACACGGAGCCTACGGTGTATGTGTCGTAGGTGTGCCAGTTGTCATGCATTTTCTTGTCGAGGGCTATGAGTTCCTTGAGGAACGGATAACGTTCAGAGTCAGGGCAAGGAGCATTGTCAAGAGATAGATTGCGCAGCTGCATGTGCAGTTCTCGCATCTTCTGAAGGAAGGAGAGGTTCTCTATGTAGAGAGACTGAATCTCTTCAGGTAGGGAGTCATGGTCGGCACGTTTGCCGCTCTTGAACTCCTTGTTTGTCTTCTTGTACTGCGAGTTGTCCTTGTCAAGACCTATCTTGGCATCAATATTCTTTACTTCCGTTTCCATTGCAGTTACTTGCTCATGAGTAAGATCTGCGAGTCGGAAGTTGAGATATTTCTGCAGTTGATAGTTGATGAACTCAGCTTTGCTTGCGGGATTGCGTGCAAAGTTCTGATAGCGTATGCGATTGTTAGAGAGTTGCAGAAGGAGGAGATTTCCCTTCTCGTAGTCACGCTCCTGTTCAGGAGTAGTGAGGAAGTTCTGCAGCTCTTCCGTGAATTTTGGATCTCGTTTCATAATGATATAACCGAAGCGATTGCTTCGGGAACAGTTGCTAAGATTTGTTATTAATTCCGGTGAAGAAGGTTATATTCTTGTCGTATTGCCGAAGGAGATTAGCCATAGACTGCAACGTGGAGCCTGTGGTAACGAAATCATCGAATACGATGATGTTAGGCTCATTGGGAAGGATGTTCAGAGAGAATTCCGCTCCCACACGATGCTTGGATTGGCAGAATGCCACATCCTCATAGAAAGGAATGTGCAGCTTTTCGGCAATGGCAATGGAGATAAGAGTGGCGAAGTTGCGTGTAAGGTGACGTCGTTTCGGTGTAGTGCATATACACCAAGCGCCCTTGTCCAGATGTTCGCCGATGATGTCAGTGATCAGAGAGGACAAGTTATTGGCGAAGAACTCCACCATCGAGTCATCAGATTTAATGTCAGTGAGTGTCCGACCGAGTGGAGTCTTGCGCCAAATATAGAAGAAACGTATTCCGGCACGTCGTGTTGTCCCGATGTGTTCGGAGAAGTCACATCTAGCTTCTACAGACTTATCCCATGCCTTGTATTTCGTCTGAGCGAAGATGTCCACAGAACGCTTATCTTCAAGAGACTTTATTTCTATTGACGGACTAGAAATTTCGGAAAGAGTGTCAGCAACAGAGTCAAGCAAAGACGTTGTTCGGTGGATTTCATTCATAAGAAATACATGATGCTAAAGAATGCTAATCATCTTCAGCGCTGAAAGTTCCCTCTTCTGCAATGATGTCACCAGCATAGAAAGGAGCAGGACAAACATCGGTTGTCTCAACTTCTATTGTGGTAGAAGTTGTTCCTGTAGCCCCTTGTCCCTGATCCTGACTCACTTTGCAAGTTGTCTGATACATGTTGTTGCCGACAACACGATACTGACCGGACATTGTTTCAACGAGGAAGACTGCATCCGAGTTGTTAAGGTAGATGGCAGCGTTGGAAGCTTCTACACCTACACCAGGGTGAACAGCGGTGAGTTTGTTCAGCTGTGTCTGTGAAGGCACTTCACCTTGTGACTCCGATGTAAGCTGGCACTTTTCAGGAAGCACATCGATGTATGCCCATTTGGCATCTGCAACAAGAGTGAAGTTGCCGGTGTATTTTGCACTTTTCGTTGTTCCTGTAGTGCCATCATTAAGAAGCTTAGGCCAAATGGAAATAAGATTCTTATGGATATAGTATATGCGACGACGGATTCCCGGTAGTGCAGGCTTTCCCTGGCACCATGCAAGGGAACCCATCAGTCGAGAACATGAGTTTGTTGCCATTGAGTTTTGAGTTTTGGGTTATGAGTTTTGAGTTAATAGCACAGAGTTAAGCCTTTTACGGCTTAATCTCTGCTACCATAAGACGACGCTTGTCGATGCTCTCAAACTGACAACCGAAGAACATTGTAGCGACGTAAGTGAGAAGGTATGGCTCGTACTTTTCAACTTCAACAGACTCAACATCACCCATCTGGTCATATCCTACGAGCATGTTGCTCTGAGGTGCAATGTGGATGTATTTAGAGTCAGCCTTGTTGAACAGAGGCACGAACTTGATGCGACCATTGGAGCCTTCAATACAAGTCTGGTTGTACCTGTTATTGTAAGGCAGAGCGCCATGATTGTTCTGATAGCACTCGTTGTAAGAGTCAACGAAGTCCTGAGAACAGTAGAAGTTGAGGTCCAAGGCACGTAGTCGCGGATCCAGATTGCGCATGATGCTCTTTGCAATATCCTCAGCGTTGGCATCTGTAGGAGTAGCGATCTCCATATAGTTGCCCTTTGAAGCAGCGATGTTTCCGGCAGTCACTTCAGCGGCAGTGATGGTATCAAAGCCGTCGAAGAGATCCATTGTAGTGTCACCTTCTGCATCACGCTTTGCAGACCAGATTGCATTGTTAAGATGCTCAGAGAGGCTGCGGGCGATGAGAGCAAGGACAAGCTTAGCTGTAGGAGTATGCATCTGACCGTCACCCTTTGTGGCACCCTTGCCGAGAATCGTAGATATTGCTGAGTTAGGGTGGAACTTAGTAACGCACGAACCTAAGAATGTCTCGAGAGTGCGATAGTTAAGTTTGAGGTCAGTATATCCTGTGCGGCTCGGGTTATAAGGCGCAAACTGTGTAGAAGCGTTTATTTCGCCAACATTTTCTTTGTAGCGGATACCCGGACGTGCAGTCATGTACTGCAACGTGTCGTTACAACCTATGATAGGGAGCATGAGGAGTTCCTGGCGGTACTTGACAGCAGCCTCTTGGAACTCTTCAGGAGTAAAAATTAGTTTTCCGTCCATGATGATTGTATAGTTTTTGAGTTTTTAGTAAACAAGTATACGAGTTAACGAGTTGTTAGTTGAGCAAATCGTAGAGATTCTGAGCAGAGTTGACTGTATCGACATACGAGCCCATTTGCGACTTCTCCTGCTTGGAAACCGAAGGATCCACCGCTTTTGTAGGAGCCGCCGGAACCTTCTTCAGTTCGTTCACCTCGTTTGTCAACTCTTCGATTCTCTTGTTAGCATCAGCGAGCTGCTTGTCGCGTTCAGCGA